ATGCCCTATAAGTTTTAACTGCACTTGGAATAGACTTACTAGAATCTTCAGCTTTTCTAACAATCATCCAATCTGTAGGTGTTAATAAAATAGATGCTTGTTTTTGTATTTGTGCTGTATATGATTCTTTTAGATCATCTAAATCTTTATCTTTTTTATTAATAGTTTCTGTAACTGTACCTTTAGAATCATCAACTTTATAATCAACAGTAGTTGCAGTTTCAAATCTAGCATCAGCTACAGATCCTTGAATTAAAGAATATATTCCGATTGCTTTTAATTCACTAGAACTCCATTGGCTAAATATTTCTTTTGGATGTTTTATATTGTCAAAAGTAATTGTTCTCGGACTTGCAAAGATTTCAATTACCTGACTTGCTTTAACTTTGGCCCACATTTTAAACTCCTTTTTTTATGTGTGTTAATATTATCATCGTGCAGTAACCGGATTTGTTCCATCCCCAACAAATGGATGTTCAGCAAAACTACAAAAAATATATGTTCCACCACTTGCATTTAACCAAGCTCCAGTACTTCTCCATTTAAAACCATTAGATAAAAAATCTAAAACACTTGTTCCACCCTCAGCAGTAGTTCCATTTGGAAATAATGCTTGATTTGTAATTGGATTAATTGGACTTCTTTTTGTATCCCATATTTGCCAATCATAACCAGCACTATCTGTTCTTTTAACCATAATAAAAGCTGGCTTGAATCCTGTGTAAATAAACGGACCATCTGCATTTCCGTTTCCTACATATTTTCCAAATTTTGAGTAACCATCAATTCCTGTCCAGCAGTACGCAACATAATCATAATTTACTCTGCCAGTTTGTAAATCTGAGCTTACAGTAAATACAGAAGAAGTTGGATCTGTATCTCCAAAGTATGGCCAATCTGTTTCAGCATTAGTAGCGTTTAAATATAAAAC